ATACGAGATCACTGTGTGACTGGAGTTCAGACGTGTGCTCTTCCGATCTATGGAGGTAAAAATCAAATGGTTAAATATTATACTCCTCAAGTAGAGCCTTTAAAAAATGGCAAATTTAAATACTCAATTAGGTATACTGATCCCTCTTTCCTGGGTGTACATAAGAGTTCTACCACAATTACTAAAAACACTGCTAAGGCTCGAAATTTAGCTGATGTGAAAGTCAAAAAGATGATCCAAGATAAGTTAAATATTCAATCTATTAAACAAATTACGATGGATAAACTTATTGAAGATTTACAAACTAATATGTCTAATCAGGGCTTAGCACCTAAAACTTTAGATACTTACTTTGCTTGCCTTAGTAAAATTTCTAGGACTTTCGGAAAAAGATCGGCTGATTCTATTACTACTATTGAACTTAATACATACATTAATAATCTTCTTTATAAAGATGAATTATCTAATGCTACTGCACATAAATATCATGTGGTTTTTACAAAACTTTTTGATTTTGCAATTCAATTTGGGTATGCAAAAAAGAATCCAGCTTTAAAAGTAAAAATTAATTTTAAAAATGAACGTGCTAAGAAGCAAGATCGAGTAGAAAACTGGTATCTTACCGATAAAGAACTGAGCAAATTATTTAACCATTGTTTAGAAAAAAAGAGAACTGATTTTTATGCTTTATTCAAAATGCTATACCTTACTGGTATGCGTGTAGGAGAAGGATGTGGGTTGCTCGTAAAGAATATATTTCAAGATAAAGAAACAAAGCTATGGTATGTTAATATTTCAGGCACTTTAATTAGTACTGAAGGACATCGGAATGAAAGACAAGAGTTTACCAAAACATCCTCTAGCCAACGAACTATTGTTTTGCCTAAAGAAGCAGTTGTGATATATAAAGAGTTTTCTAAGGGACAAAACTCTAATGATTTCCTATTTCATAATAAATACAGTAATACTAATGGACCGATAAATACATCAGCTGTAAGTAGATTTCTAAGAGAGTTTGTAAATGAACAGAAGTGGAAGAAGAAAGCTACTTCACATATCTTCCGTCATACTCACGTTTCCAAACTTGCAGAGGAAGGATATCCATTAAGTTTAATTACCGATAGAGTTGGTCATGCCAATTCTGATATTACAAGAAAAATTTATTTACACGTTACCCATAAACAACACTTAGAATTCGATGAAGCTATACAAAATTTTGAATAAAACTGTCCCTTTTCTGTCCCTTTTTAAGTTTAATAGCCACAAATAAAAGCCCTATAGCACTACTGCTACAGGGCTTTCTTTATTATTCTACACTTCTTAGGAGGAGAAGTTTCGATCAGTCACCTATATCCTAGTTCAAATTTTAATAATTGTTAAGTGCCTAATTATAGACATCTTGTCTTTTTTCAAAAAGATGCATATATTAAGAATTAGCTTTTAGACTCTACTCATGAGAGGACTAATTTATGAAAAAATATCAATTTTTATCATTTAGAATAGCTGATATTGGCGACTATCTTAAGGTCTTTGCATGTACTGCAGTTATGGCGCAACCAATTATGGCCTTAGTTATGGATATTAAGCAACCAACACATACTCAAGATGTTTTTGGCTTTCTATATAACCTAATAAAATATACCGCCCCTGCTTTTATTTTTGGAATCTTATATACAACTATTAGAACTTATGATTTGAAAAAACATTTTTCTTATCGGAAATATTTTCGCAGTAATTGGTCTAATTTATTTGTACCGACCATTTGGTGGACCTCAATCTATTTATTAGAAATGCCCTGGGAACAACAAGTAAATAAATACTATAATTTTCCAACTTTTTGTTGGCAATTCATTAACGGAAATGCGGCACCGCACCTTTGGTATAACACGATGATGCTACAATTTATCATCCTAATGCCACTCTTTTGGGCGATTAGTCGCTATGTAGGGAAGAATACTAAACGTGGAATAATAATTGCAATTGTCACATTTATCCTTTATTTCACTTGGCTTGGGTTTTACGATACCTATGTCTTTCATGGCATCCATCAAAATGACTGGTATTTACTGGATAGAGTTTTTATCTCTTTCTTTATCTATGGCGTCTATGGAGTTTTAGCCTGGCAATTACGCGATTATGTCAACGCATTTTTAACTAATTTTTGGTGGCTACTTAGTATTATTTTTATTATTTGTTTTATTTGGACCAATATTGAATTGCAAGATTTTGGCCACCCCATTAATTTTAATAATGCTCCATATTATAAACCTTCCATGACACTATACTCTTTAGCAGTAATTGCTCTTATTGCTGCATTTTGCTTGCATCAAGTAAAGAAAAATTCTCAAACTAGTTTAAAAGTTTTTCATTTTCTGGCTATTTACGCCTATCGTGCGTATCTTTCTAATGTATTCTGGAACCAATTAGTTTGGCGCGGTCTAAACATGTCGTTTCATGCTCACTATCATCCCTTTTTAACTTTCTTTGGAACATGGATTTTTACTTGGTGTCTATCTTTTGCTTCTGCTTACTTATTACATCTTTGCTGGAGTTGGGTTAAAGAAAATAAATTATCGAGAATTAGTTTTCTGTTCAATTAAAAAGGCATTCTAATGACGAAAAACTATCATTGGGATGCCTTTTTATTTAATACTTAATTCTCTTGGATTTGGACTTGACCTTAATTAATCTAGCAATTTGGTTAATATCTGCATTATTTTGAGCAATAATCAATTCTTTATTTGACCGCGGATAATCAATAACTTGACCATGATTTGCAGCAAAAGCTTGTAAAAACAACTTGCTACTCCTACCATTTCCTTCCCTAAAGGGATGAAGATAATTTAAGCGATCAAGCAAAAAGGCATAATCGGTGTTGGCAAGTTCTTTTTGACTAGCCAATTGCCTCATTTTCTCATCTATCTCTTCAATTCCAAACTTAATTCGAGTATATTCTAAAAACTCAGTATCTCCTTTAATCAGCTCATAATCTCGAATTTGTCCTGCCCAATCATAAAGCCAACCAAACATAATTTTATGAATTTTCTTCAAGTCTTCAACGCTAGTAATCTTTTTATTCTTCCTCAAAAAAGCTAACGCGCGCACAGCTGAACCTAAGTATTCTTTTTGCGCTAATTCTGCTGCATCCTTAATATTGAGTTTATTTTTAAGTGTTCCATTGGGATAAAGAAATTTTCTACGATACCATTCTGTATCTTTTCTCTCCTCAATCATCTTCCCCACCCCAGATCTGACTTATTTCAGTTTGGAATGTAGGAGATGGATTAAGTGCTTCATCAAGCAATCTTAAAATATCCTCTTCATCAGGTTGCCAACCTTCTAAATGCTCACTTTCTACCACAAAGCGAATTTGTTCATAAATTTCAGGATCTTCAATATAGATTCCTTGAATCATTTGGCTATGATCATTAATCTTTAAAGAATAAACCGGATCAAGTAATTCTAATAAATCTCCAGGTCGCATATTCAAAGATGACGACAAAGCTGATAAGACCGAACTGGACCAATTATCAGGATTTTCGTCGAGTGCTTTTCTTAAATCTTGTTCTGCCAAATGTTGATTTTGAGAAATATCTTTTAATGTAAGCTGGTGATTTGTAAGTAAAATTGATATTTTTGATAGCATAAGTATCCTCACTGATTATTAACTATCCTTATTTTAAATCAAAAGCTCATATTTTCGAAAAAACATTCAATTAAAAATAGCAAATTAGTCACTTTCAAGATCACTAATTCGCTATTTTACTAACTTATTTAAATTTTATTCAACAGTCACACTCTTAGCTAAGTTACGTGGCTTATCAACGTCTAATCCCTTATCTTTAGAAGCATAATATGCAAGCAGCTGTGCCGGTACAACAGTTAAAAGCGCAGACATATAGTAGTTAATTTCTGGTAATACCACATCATCGCCCTCTCTAGCGAAGTCCTTACCAACAATTGTAATAATATTAGCTCCGCGAGAAACAACTTCTTGAATGTTACCACGAGTTAAATCGGCAGTTGCTGGATCATTAATTAAAGCAATAACTGGAGTGCCTTTTTCTATAAGAGAAATAGTTCCATGCTTTAATTCAGCTGCAGCAAAACCTTCAGTTTGAATGTATGAAACTTCCTTAAGCTTCAATGCTCCTTCTAAGGCAACAGCATAGTCAATTCCGCGTCCAATATAGAAGGCATTGCGTGACTTAATTAAGTACTTGTCAGCAATTTCTTTTAAACTTTCCTTGCTGTCAACAAGCTGTTGCATCCCTTCAGCTGCAATGGCTAAATCATGCTTTAAGTTCCAGTCTTTTGCATCTTGATTATTAAGTGCTTCACCCAAAGCTTTAGCAAGCACTGCTTGAACAGCAATTTGAGCAGTATAAGCTTTAGTAGATGCAACGGCAATTTCAGGACCTGCTTCGAGCAGCATAGTGTAGTCTGCTTCTCTTGATAAAGTTGAACCCTCTACGTTAGTAATGGTTAAACTTGGAATATTACGCTTATTAACTTCTTTTAAAACAACGCGTGAATCAGCAGTTTCACCAGATTGAGTTAGAAAAATAAAGAATGGCTTTTTACTCAGCATTGGGAAATGATAGCCAGCTTCTGAAGCTAAACCAACCTCTATTGGAATACCTGTGTAGTGTTCTAAAAGCGTCTTTCCTACTAATCCAGCATGGTAACTAGTACCTGCTGCATAAATGTAAATTCGATCTGCTTTAGAAAGAGCATCAATGATTTGAGGCTCAACCTTAACGTCACCATTTTCATCAAAATAAGTTTGAGAAATTTTACGCATAACGCTTGGTTGCTCATCGATTTCTTTTAGCATATAGAATTCATAGGTGCCTTTTGAAGCAGTATTTGGATCAATATCTAATACGTGAGGTTTACGTTCAACTTTTTTACCGTCAACAGTTTCAATTGTGTAAGAATCCTTGGTAATGTCACCTACGTCACCATCTTGTAAATCAACAAAAGTCTTAGTTTGATCTAAAACAGAGATTGCATCAGAAGCAATAATATTAAATCCATCTCCAAGACCGAGCATCATTGGTGACTTATTTTTTGCAATAAAAACATGGTCTGGTTCAGTATTATCAACCAAAAGAAAAGCGTATGAGCCCTTCACTAACTTCAAAGCTTCTTTAAATGCAGAAAAACCGTCTAAATTCTTTTCACGTGCAATTTTACCAATTAATTGAACAACCACTTCAGTATCAGTATTTGAATGGAACTTAACACCTTGTAAATATTTTTCTTTTAACTCCACATAATTTTCAATTACACCATTATGAACCAAGTAAAAACGCTTAGTTTCATCAAAATGAGGGTGAGCATTATCAACTGTTGGCTTACCATGAGTTGCCCAGCGAGTATGACCAATTCCAACTAAGCCTTGTTCATCTGGAGTTAACTTTTCTTTTAAGTTAGAAATTCTACCAACTGCCTTAGTTAAATATTCATTGCCATTAAGATCATTTAAATACATACCTGCTGAATCGTAACCACGGTACTCTAAGTTAGTTAGACCATTTAAAATAATATCTCTTGCAGGTTTTCCAACAACACCAACAATTCCACACATACATTTTTCTCCTTTGGTATAGTTCATTTGAAATAAATGGACTATCTTTTATTTGTTGTCATATGAGCAATAATAACCCTATATTAAAAATTGGTCAAGAAGTTTTATTTGTAATTGGTCTATATCAAAAAGAAGAAAAATTGCACAAAAAAAGACGCCCCATGCGGAGCGTCATATCAGTGATTTGGGTGAGATTCGAACTCACGACCCACGGTTTAGAAGACCAAATCGTTTGATTTTATGTAATTTTCTATGTTTTTAAGTGCCTGAGATATGGCACTTTTTCTTTTATTTGAATTTATTCTATTTTAAGTTTGGGGGTCACAGCGGGGGTCAGTTGATAATTACTTATAGTTTCATTTTCTACATATATTATACATCTAATTTTGTTATAATTATTTCAGCGACTATTGCCTCCCCTTGAAAGGAGGTGAGTTCGTTGAAGGAATTTCTAACTTTAGTTATAGCTCCAATTCTTGTGGGAATGGTGAAATCACTATTCGATCACTGGCTGGATGATCGGCGTAACAACAAAAAACATAAATAGTCGCATTTCCACCCTCAACGTTTGATAGGTTGCGTCAAGCGATAAAAAAAGCATTACCTTTTGTAGCGATCAGGTAATGCTTTTTGAGTTCATTGAATTTTAGAATTCCTAACTTGTTGCAAGTTAAGTATAACATATTGTAAGTAAAATTGTAACAAGAAAACATAGTTAAAATAATAGAAAATTTGTTGTATGCAAAAAGCCGCTCCAGAGAAACATCTCCAGAGCGGCTTTTGAATTATATTAAATTATTTGAAAGTTCCCCACGGCTCACTGCCGACACGACCAACTAAATAGCCATTCTTACCATTTTCTCTCGGTTGCTGTAACCATACACGCCCAGCACTATCTCTAGCCCAAGCATTGTATTTAACTTCTGAACCTGCTGGTAAGGTGGTAATCAGTGTGCTTTGCGTATTAGCGCCCCAGCGAAGATTAATCGCTCCACCAGTGATGAAAGTACCATGTTCTTCATGCCAAGTCACACCTTGTACATCAGTCCATGTTTTTTCTGATGCTGATTGTGCAACAGATGGCTGAGCTACTGGTTTGCTATCATTTTTTAGATCAATCAAGCTGATGTTTCCGTCAACATTTAACCCGCGCCAGTTATCGGTAAATTGCCAAATTGCTACTCCGTTCATTGATGGAAAGTAGCCAAAGTTTGGTTCACTTACCGCAGTACCATTACCTGATGGATATGCTGCTACCCACAAACAATTAGGATACTTGGCTAAAATTCTAGAAGTATTAATTTTGTCTCTCATAAGATAAGCGCCTGAGTATAGTAAAGGCTTATAACCAGCACCCACAATAGTATCTAAGAAAGATAAGATAGCAGTCGTATTAGTTTCACGATCTCCTCTAGTTTCGTTTCCACTTCCTTGTTCATAGTCACAAGCTAAGTAAGTACCTGCTTCAAGACCAACAGCTTTTGCAGAAGTAACTGCATAGTTACCTTCTTGAATTGCTACGTTACTATTGCCACTAAACCTCGCATAGTGATAAGCCATTGGCAACATACTATTAGCTCTTGCAGTAGATACTTGAGATTGTGCTTTAGGATTACGATAATCTAAGCCCTCTGACACTTTAACAACGGCAAATTTCGATCCGGAATAATTGCCGCTGTTATGACTTGATACATCTACACCGTAACTTCTTTTAGCTACTTCAACCATAGTTACCTCCTACTTCTTTACTTCTTTCAATTCGCCAACAATGGTCTTACTTTTCAATTGTTTGGCTGCATCGTCTTCCTTAGTCAGTGTTTGCATACTATCAACGAAATTTTTCGTTTGCTTCATCGTAGTAACCGACTTCTCAATCTCGCCCTTGATATAAGCTGTTGAGGGATGCGGTAAATGAGCCATATCCAAAATATTGATAAGGGCATTAAAAGCCGCTACCAGCTTTTCTTGGCCTGATCCACCTTCTTTGTCAGTTTGAAAAACAATTGCTCCTGCAGATCTAGCAATCATTTGCTCAGCCTTAGCTAATGCGTCTCCTTGCAGTGCTTTCTTATCAATTTCAATTTTGTGCTTTGAATAAAAATAAAAGATTATTGTCACAACTACCGATAGAACAACAATAACCAAGTCTGTAATTTGTCCTAAACTCATTTTCTATCCTCTTTTTCTTTAAAATCATCTATCTTGTTTTCTAACCGTTTAACCTTCTTGCGCAACTTGTCATTTTCTGCATCAATTTCATCAAAAGCTTTCTCACTTTCAAGCCAACGATTTCTATATAAATCACGGTCAGCTCTCAATTCTTCTTTATCGTCTTTTGAAACATCATGACTAGTCTTGCGTAGAGCATTCCAAGCAGTAAGTCCTGCAACAAAAACAGAAAAAAGAAGTGCTATTTCACGGATTAAGTTAGCCCAATCTTGCACTTCTCATCACCTACTTTCGTCGTTTTACAGTCTTAGAAAATACTGCTAAATATTGAATTACTAATAGCCACCCAATTAACGCTACAATCGAAAGCAATCTGCTATAGTCATGCATGACCAAAACATGCCCCAGTTGCAAAACTGTTAGCATCATCAAAAAGAATGCTGAGCAAGCTAATAACACAGCATTAGCCAGCTGACTTTTTCCACCCGAAAAAACAAATGCAATCAAGCCAATTCCGACCATAATTGCAAAAGCATCGACTAGATCGTTATTGAAGAGCCATTGCCATTCTGGCGGCCAGTAAAAAAAGGAATCGTTCACTAAAAGAATAATTCCAAAAGCTGTAAGCAAATTTCCCAAAATCAAATGAAGCAAATTAAGTTTAGCCGTTTGCCACAGTATTTTGATCTCCTGCAACATAATCATCACCCGTAATTCTCTTATAGCCATCTGCATCAAATGCCCCTTGCTGCACAAATCCTGCAATGGTGTTGTCTGTAAAGTACCCATTATCTAATGCAGATTTACACAAACTTTCAAGGTTTGAATAGATAGAACTGAAATCGAAATCAAACATTATTCAGCACCTTCTTTTTTCTTAGTTTCATCAGCTTTATTTGACTTATCTGGTGTGTTTACTGACTTAGAAAGTTGTTGAACCATTGGCACAAGTTGAGCAAGAACTGCTGTAGTTTGTGCTTGTCCCTTTTGTACACCGCTTAAAGCTTGAACGACTTTATCATTATTTTGAGCATCTTTAATCTTAGCTGCTTCGTAGTTTTCCATTTTCTTTTGCATAGCTGCATTACTTGCTTGCAACTTAGCAATTAAAGCTGGTTGAGATTTATCACTGTTTTCAATCCAACTATGAGAGTCATCGTCCCAAACTGCATCAATTAAATCCTCACTAGGCTTTTCTGCATGCCAGCGATAAGGCAAGTCTACTGGACTAAGCTCTCCTGGATAAGGAATTTCCAAGTGATGAAGAGCTGTAATTGGACTAGTTGGATCAGAGAAGTAATAAAAGCTGATTTTTCCATCAGCAACGACTTGTTTTAATAAATCTAAAAAGTTTTCTGCTTCCATAATTTTCCTCCATAAAAAAATCCTTAGTTAAACTAAGGATTAAATAGGTCTATTCAAATATTCATGCCATTGTCCCCAAGCTGAGGGACTTGAGGATTTTCTGCCGTACATATTATCGCCTTCATAGAGCGTTTGATAAACAGTATTAGCATCAAATACTGTCACTTTAACGTAAACCCAGTGCGCATTATCGGTTGGATATGGTCCACTTTGAACATGACAATTTGAAAGACGATACATTCCTGTGCTTCTTAAGTTATTAAGATTTACAGTGGTATTATTGAACTCTCCTTGAGGAGTATTGTAATCAGTTCTCTTCTTCAAGTTCATTAACTCAGTTCGCATAGTTGTTAAATTGGTATTCAGGTTATTGATTGCCTCTGCTATCGGCTTCAAAGCTCCAGCATCAACTAAGAAATTACTAAAGTGTCCTGATGGATCAAATTTTCCAACTTGGGTGTTATGCCAGCCTTCGGAAGCTACATCATAATCAGTAATTGATGTAATACTCTGATTAGTTAAGTCGCCAGCATTAGCTATTCTTTGCCAATCTGTAAATCTAGTTGAATTCCACGTTCTCACATATAATTGACCACTATTTGTATCATACAGAGTTTGTTGGCCGTTCCATTGATTGGCATTTACGGACATACTAAACCAAGCTGACACAGGAGAATTTTTTAATCCGGAAGGACCTGCCGCATTATAGAACCCCGTATTCTTAACGTTATTCAAATCAGTATTATTTTGAATGCTGTAAGACTTGGTATTATTTAACAGCCATGAAACCTTATTAGCAGTCCAGTCGCTATCAAAAATGTTAATCTTATATGTTCCGTCTGCCTCTTGAGTTACAAACTTAGTATCTTGGAAAATATTACCGTTTTGATCTAATGATTGCTTTACAAATTTTAACTTTTTAAGATGTTCATTTGTGATTACTGAACGCCAACCAGTCCAAATATCGCCATTCTTAGTATTCAACCAATAACTACCGTCTTGATCTACAACAGTAACTGAACCCCAACCCAGATAGAATAGTTTGACTGCAAAGAAACATTTCTTATTGTTCATTGGTGGCAAGTTCTTAACCCCGTCACCATTACCATTCCAGTAAACAATTTTATTACCAGCATAATCTAACAAGTCTCCATTAGGATCTCCTGCTTCAATGGGTAACTTTGCATTAATTGCATCAGCAAGTTGTCCGATAACGCCTTGATCTACAGGCCATCTTGAAAAAAGCCCATTTGCGTCAAAATGAGCGTTGTTATCAAAAGTAGCAGCCTTATTCTTTACATCATAGCCAGTAAGCACATTAGCTGTTAAAGTTGGTAAGGTTACTGCACCACTGGCATTAGCAGTGTGCCCATTTACCGACTTAACCTGACCAGCGATTTTATTATCAACTTCTGTCTTGGTGTAAGTAGTAGCTTTATCGGCTTTCTTGTTTAATTCGCTGTCTACATAGCCTTTGTCTGCCTTAGGAGCTACTTTACTATTCACTTCATCTTTGGTGTAAGTATTTGATTTATCAGCCTTTGTTCCAAGTTGCTGTTCTACAGTAGTTTTATCAGCTTTAGTACCCAGCCTATCAGTTACGCTTTTCTCAAAGTTTGTGTGATAAGTAGAGTTCTCCAATTTATAATCGCTTAAGCTCTTAACGATTTCAGCGTCTTTTTTATCAAGTTTTGCTACAGCTGTATCAACCTCGGACTTGCTATACACTTCCTTTTTACGATAAACATCATCCGGACTAACTTCAACAGTTACCTTATCAGTTCTACCAATTACTAGATACATCAAAAAATCAAACTTAAATAAAGTTTGCTCACTAAAATCTGGGATATATTCAGGTGTCTTAGCTGTAGCTATACCGTAAAGAATTTCATTTTTATCTGGTTCTTTTGCATAAATACCAACAGTATGCACATTATAACCAGTCTTCAAATTCTGGTTATCAAAGGTCATTCTAACACCTAAAACAGTATCTGAATTATCAGACGTATCTCCTACATCACTCAACTTCACTGATTGCTGGATACTTGGTAACTGGGTTAAGTTTTGAAGCTCTTCAACTGTTTTTTCCGATAAGTTATCAGTTGATGAAACACCTCTCGTCAAAGAAAAAGTTGCCGTACCCTTGTTAGCTCTACGGGCCAAATCAATACCCTCATTAGTTAGAATTGTCTTATTATATTCTGACATCTCATCACCTCACTAGTTAAATACTTGGTTGGGACTCGCTTTTGCCATGCTCGCTGCTTTTACCACGTTACCAATGCCCAAGTTCAAATCATCAAAAACCTTTGCAGCGTTTAGCAAAATCTTTACTTGATACAAGAGATTAGCTGGCAAATAAACATTCAACAGATACTTCAAATAGTTAATTTGATTACTTGTCATTTCAGCTGATTTAGCAGTTACTACAACAGCCCTTGCACCGTAATTAACATCAATTTTCACTGGAAGATTGAGGTTGTTTAGCATATCTCTAAAAAATCGTATTGTTATAGGTCTTGGTGGTAATACATACATCAAGACCTTATTTCTACGCATTTCCAAAGTCTCGTTTTTTTCTGGGACTATACCCAGTTGACTTTCAAAGAGTGAAATACCTTTTGCATCAGCAGTTGAAACAAATTCATTTAGCAGTGTCCGCAAATGGCTATCTTCTAAATCCTTAAATGTTAAACTTTCAGACTTAAGCAGTTCCTCCATCTCATACACACCATCATAATAATCAGGCATATAGTTTAGAAGTTCGTACTTATTGTTCATTGATCGTCACCGTCCCGACTACTGGCAATTGTGATTTAGCATTATTGAAGACAAGATCAATATCTGCATCTTTGCCGTTAAGTGATGGCAATTTAGCGTTAACAACGCCCTCCGTCAGCATGACTTGAGATAAAATCTTTGAACGATAGATTGTCTGTTCATATCCTCTACCTAGTCTTTGATTGATATCTGGCCAATCTTTTCTCAACGATTGGAAATAATCTTCAATTGCCTTAATAATACTATCTTTCACATAGCGAGCAACTTTTGTGTCATCAAGTTTTACTGAAATATCAATATTAACTATCAGCTTTTCAGGAGCTGTTACAGTCACATTATGGTCAATTGGAGCTAATCCATAACCTGCTGCTTGTTTATCTTCTGGGTCAAGTGTATTTTTAACTTTCTGTACTAAACTAGCACTAGCAGGCATTAGGTCGTTATTCAAGATAACTACCTTGACAGTTCCCCCGCCGTTCCATGTTGGATAAATCTGCGCAGCTCCAACTTCATCAATCTTGCTAGTCATATCTAAGTAATCAGCCACATTACCACCGTAAGCAATCCAACTTTGAGAACTCAGCAATCTTGCTCTTAAGTGGTCGTCACTTTCTACATCCCTTGCAGGAGCTGTAATTTCTGTAATTTCAGCCCATGAAAGCAAGTCGTTGGGAGTAACAGGTAAAATCTGTCCGATATAACTATTAGCGCTTGATCCTTTAACTTCTGCTGTTAATTCAACAGTCAAGTCATCATTGACCTTTGTCACAGCGTAAAAAATAGGCGAGTCGCCAATGCTGGCAAATTTATCGCCTATTTGAACGTTGTTTAATGGTTCTTTCTTATCATTTAAAACTTTTGCCTTAGCTTCGGTTTGAGTAGCAGGATATCGACTTGTACCATGTTCAATTGCTCGATAGTCTAGGAACTCTCCAGAAGCTGTTTTGATATAAGTTTCTTTGATTACATTAGCCATATCTAAGGATTGCTGACCCATAACCAATGCAGCAGGAGCTAAAGCGTCATAGATTATTGAACCCTCACGCTTATCTATGTTATCAGGCACAGCGTCAAGCATTTTTCTTAAAAAATAGTCATAATCCTTGTTTTGAAATTCAGTAATTAATTCATTGGGACTCACTTAATGCTTACCTCGCTTTCTATTGGTATATTTCCATAACTAGTTTGGCATTCTCCAGTAAGAGTTAGAGTATTGGGACTTGTTTCACTGATACTAGTAATATCAACTTTTATTACACGTTCATCAGCCAGCAATGCTTCTTTGACCATTCGCTCAGCTTCAACTCTGGCATAGCCTAAGTCTTTACCAAACAAATCATTTAAGTCATTGCCATATTGATCGGTATAAATTGGAAAAACAAAACGTTCTGTTTTTAGGATCTTATCTACTGCTTGAACCATAGCACCTAAGCCATCGAACTTATTACGTATTCTGCCATTAGCAATCTGAAAGGTTAGTGTCGGATTTTGATTTTCTTCATTATCCAAATTAACCACCCTCTCTCTCAAATAAGTAGAATTGTTGACCACCATCAGCACGGATCATAGTTACCCTATCGCCAACTTTTAAAGAGTTATCAAAAGTAAAAGTAGCAGGCTTGGTGGTCTTTTCTGTCTTAGGCTTTTCTCCGTACTTGCCTTTCTTTTCTTCTGTAGTTGTCAAACTACCGCTCATTGAAAAGCTACCAATGTGCTTTCCTAAAACAATGAAGTTATCATCAATAATCATTGAGTTAGAAATTTGCACTCTTAACGGAGCAACACTAATAACACGACCATAGATAACATCGGAATACTCAGAATCCGAGCCACCCCGTTCCGTCAACATTTTTATAAGCTGTTCTCCTGCCATTTTGTACCTACCTTCATTTCTAGACTGCAAGTATAATCTGTCCCGAAATTGTGCGTTGCTTTCAGAATAGGGCAATTAGTCCAAGTCTTGCCAAAATCTTTAATTTTGACATTTGCACCAGCACCTGCAATTAAAGAAGTATCGCCAATACAATCAAGCGTTAACTTCCTTTCGGAAACGTTGCGTTTTTTCAGCTCGTCATTAGCTTGTTGAACCATCTGTGCCCAGTTAGCTTTGTTCTTGGCATTGACTACCTTAACAATCTGTCCCCAAGTTTTAATCGTATTACCTCTAGCAGAAGCAATCGTAAAACTCGTTGTAGCTGGATCGTCTCCAGTATCGGAAGTAGCGGTCGCTGTTTTAGTTTGTGAATTATCAGTGTTCTTTTGAACGACTTGAACCACGTTAGCAGCATTATCAATGCTTTCTGAGTAAGTGTAATCGGTCATCGTGCTTTGAGTATCAATAACCAATAAAGTTCTAGTCGGTATTGGCGCTCTTCTAAGCTCAATAATCATATGATTAGCAACGATACAGTACATTTCGCCAGTTGCAGAGTATGTCTTATCAATTGCACTCTTAATCATGTCAAAGCCAGTTTTACCGTCACAAACTTCCGCAGGTACTCTGTAAGTTGGTTGCTCCCTGATATTAAAAGGAACACCAAAACGGCGACAAACATTGCTATATCTATCTCCAAGAGTTCCTGACTGAAAGACGACTGAACCTTCACTCTTTAGATATCTTTCAAAATCGTAAGCTTTAACACTTACAGTAGTGTCTGATGTACATTCTGCACTAAACACAAACCCCCAGAAAATATCTTTATTATCCCAAGCAAAATCGACAATAGCTCCCATTGCTGGGATTATTGGATCTTTACCGTTCACAATATCAAACGTTAGCTCTCCAGCAGAGTAATTTAAGTCAGTTACCCACTTAAGATTTTTAACCATATCCTTGATTTCAACGCCAATTCTAGCTCCACCGTTATCGTGCTTAAGAATTTGAAGTTTTGTAATCATGCTAATCTCACTTCACTCTGTCTAACCCAGCCTCTAGGTCCACCATTTACTAATGCAACGTGAATTGGGAATGGGTGACCCGGAGCTAAATAAGTAATTCGTCTTCTTACGTTATTCTCATATACACCTGGAGCACTTCCGTAACTATCTAAGCGCAACCGCCCATTCACGATCACAATTGAGCCAATGCCCAACTTCTTAGGAGGAGCTGGTCTTGGTTTAGGCTTTGGAGGAGCTGGAACATTAACTTTATGGTACTTAACTTCTCTATACTGCTTTAAGCCCAAAGTGTAGGCATATTCGTCCGCAAATCCGCTCTTAAAGCCATATTCAAAACTAGAAATCGTCATAGTTACACTAATTTGGGTGGAACTGACGACTAATTGAACATGATGTTTATTAGCTTGAATGTTTTTAAGCCAATTAATGTATTCATCTGGTTTCAAAAGCTTGTCTGAACTAATCCAAGAACTATGTTTCTTAGGGAAAACACTATCAATTGAAAGAGATACCAATTTCATGTTCCCTACTCGGTTAATCTCTCCCAAGTTCACAATAGTTTCTGATTTATCATCAGTTTCATATTTCAAAGTTAATTCTGACGGGTTTACAGGCAATTCAACTGTTCGATTAGTTGAATAATCAGTGATATAAACACCAAAGCCGTTGACCGGCATATTAACCACCTCCTAGAGCTTTATTACGTCTATCAATAATCTTTTGATCGATCTTATCTAAAATTTTGTCTACGTCTGCATCTGGATCACCAGAAGCATTGATAACAATGGCACCTTTATCAATTTGAACTTGAGTACTATTGTCTGTTTGGCTACTACTGTTGTTATTAGTCAATACTGAATTTGGAGTAATTGAGCCAGATGTTACTGTATCGCTACCAACTGAACCAGAAGAAACTGAGCTTTGACCGAAAATGCCAATATTAGCTCTTGATCCATCAAGTCCAGTAATTGCACCAGCTACATTGCCAATTGCGTCAAGTGCCCTATCAAATCCAGCTGCAAGTAAATCCCCAGGATTTATGCCACTTAATCCAATAGGGTCTAATGTTGGCGACATTCCAGAAGCTGCATCTACAACACCTTGTGCCATACTTGCCGAAGCATCAGCTGCTGCGCCTGCATCTCTGTTTAGTCCAATGATTAAACCTTGATCTACCCAGCGACCATATTGTCTAAATAGACGAGATGGAGAACCAATGTGAAGCACACTCTTAGCAACACTTACTACTTTACTTGCTACTCCTTGCACTGCACTAACAGCAGCACCAATCATGGATTTAATACCATTTACTAATCCTTGAATTAACTGTCTACCAACAGAAACCAAGGCATTTCCAAAACTTCTAGCAGCATTTACAGCACTAGAAATTCCACTTCTAACGGCACTTACTACTCCACTCATTGCGCTAGTGATTGCTGAAACCATCATTGCACCAGCAGCAATAAATAAAGACGCCATAATCATTACAGACGCTCCAACAGCTACTAAGGCACTAGAAACAGCCATAGCAGCCGCAGCTACTACCATCAATCCAGCACCTAACATAATTGCAGCAGCAGCTAATAGCATTAAACCTATTGCAGCGATCATTGCCATTGGACCAACTAAAACCAATGCAACAGCTAAAAGCATCAACCCGACTGCTGATACCGTAGCTGTGACCATAATCATCATTAAAGCAACCGACATCAACATCAGACCAACTGCTGCGACCATTGCCATAGCTGAAACAAGAACTAATCCTACTCCTAAGAGTAAGATCCCAACGGCAGCGACTAAGCCCATAGCCATAACTAGAACTAAGGCAACTCCTAAAAGTAGTAAGCCAACTGCCGCAATTAGTGACATCGGACCAATAAGCAATAAAGCAACCGATAAGAGAATTAATCCGACTGCCGCAACTATTGCACTAACCATAATGAGCATTAAAGCAACACCCATCAAAAGCAATCCGACGGCGGCAACAATACCCATTGCAGCAACTAAGACAAGTGCCACACCAAATAAGAGCATTCCAACTGCTGCGATAATTACCATTACAGCAACTAAGGCAATTGCTACTCCTAAAAGTAAAACACCAACAGCTGCAATTAGAGCAGTAATTCCGACTAATGCTAAACCAACTGCAAAAATTAGCGCTCCAACACCTGCTGCAACTAAACCTACAGCAAGAACTACTAAAGCAACGCCTAAAAGAAGTACTCCAACAGCTCCAACTATTGCAGCTAAACCAAATACAGCAATAGCACCAGCTAAAGCAAGTAATCCAACAGCTGCACTAGTTCCATATTCTGAAATAGTAGGTAGTTGAGTAGCTAATAGAGCGATACCAGCACTAGCAACTAAAACAGCAACAGCAATTAAGAGCAACGCAGCAGCAAAGATAGCAAAACCAATTGCTCCACCAATTAATGCTGGTCCTAAGAACCTAACTAAGATCACTAAAGCAGCAATAGCAGCAATCATTCCAAAGAACGTTGCTATAGCACCGCCACCTGCACTAGATATCTGCGTAGCTGCATCAGCTAGTAACTTAAATCCAGCACCAACCATTAATGCACCAGCACCAACTAGGGCAAATGCTGCACCCAGTTTCATATATGCACCAGCATTACTTAAAATCTTGCCCGGCTTAGTCATTTTTGGTGACTCAATTTCAGGAGCTTTGATCTTCTTAGCATTCTTAAATCCTTTAAAGAATTTAGAAACTTCTTTCATATAGCTACCGATTTTTGCCATAGCTTTCAACATTGTAAAGGCAATGGCTAAAGCTGTAAGTGCATGTGCAATATTATTAATCGTACCTGGATCTAGCTTATTTAATTCTTTCAAGCCCCAAATAACAGCTTCAAAGACTAAACCTTTTAATCCACCTTTTAAGATGATAAAAGCTTGAGCTAACATTTGAATTGTTGTAGGGTTTAAATCTCCAATTGCCGTTGCAATTCCAGAAATAGCTTTAGCAGCACCACTTAATGCGCCACCTGATAGCTTTCCTAATTGCTTAAATAAACTATCTCCTCCATTAGTTTGATCCATAGTGTTAACTAAATTTTCAAAAGCATCCCTAATAGAATCAATTGTTCCTTTAATTGCATCTGGAACTTTAAACTCTTCAAATCCTTTCTTAAAGTCATCAAAGCCAGTCTTTAATTCTTCAAAAGCTGGTTCAAATTCTTTAATGCCGTTTAAAAGCCCATCACCAATTTTTTCAAAGTTCACCTTACTTAAAGCATCTGAAAGTTGATTTACGGCTTGAATACCAATTTGGCTAACTTTCCCCCAAGTTTTTAACAAGCCATTAGTAACTTGCTCTTTTAATCCTTGTACAGCGTCTCCAATAGTTTTATATTGTGTTGCCATTTTGGAAAAGTTAGCATTAGTTCCCGTTTTTGCTACTGCATTAAAGAAATCTTCTGTTTTAATTTTTCCATCTTGAATTTTGGAAATTAAATCAGTTAAGCTCATTCCCATTGTCTTAGCAACAGCAGCCATACCAGCGGGAGTTTGCTGAACCATTAGTTTAAAATCTTCCCATTGTACTTTAGGTTTTGCAGCCATTTGAGTTGCTTGTTCAGACAAAGTTTTCATAGCTTGCGCAGGATTAGTGGCTGCCGCTGCTAATCCACCAAATCCCTTAACTAACTGGGTAGTATTTTTGGTACCTACAGCAGCTAGTTGTGAATATGTACTCGACATATCCGCAGCACCGTAAATTGTTTGTTCAGCAAACCTCTGTAGTTGGCTCTTGGCCTTAGCAATTTCAGCTGGAGATTTACCAATTTGTCTCATATTTCCTTCGAAAGTCGTCCAAGAAGTTTGAGCTTCATTTAATTCTCCAATCATAGAGCGAATTCCAGTACTAGCAAGTTCCATACCTTTGTTGATTGCTCCGCCAACAACAGTACCGCCAACCATTGACTTGAACATGCTGCCACCGCCACTAGAATCGCCAGAAATAGCTTCTTTCAATCTACTCATACCACTTTGAGCTTTTTGCAAACCACTAGATAAACGATCTAATTGGTTACTGAAAGCATCATTAATTTTCACAGTGGTACTA